GAGGTAGAGGAAGGCGCCGACCTGCGCCCCCTTCGAGACCTCTTCGCACGCGATGTAGAAGGTCGTATCCGAGCCGCCGTACGCGGCCGCGAGCTCGTCAGCGATGACGGGGTCCGCGAAGCCGAACGAGCGAATCATCGCCTCGACATCGCCGGTGCCATTCTGCTGAGCGATGAATTTCGCGTTAGCCAGCTGTGCAACGCGCTGTTGCATGCGCGGCGGAGCGACGATGCCAACCGGGCGAAGGAATCGCGGATCGGTCCCGTTTGGCATGCGAATGCCGCGGATGTACGCCTGAATCTTCGAGAGATTCTGGAGTGCGGTATCCGGCGAAACGGAATCATCGATCGGGCAAGCGCCCGGATAGTTCGCGTCGTTCGGGTCGGTCGACGGCGTGGAAGCCGCTGCACCGGTGAAGATATTCGCGAACGTGCCGACGCTCGAATCCTCCGGATTGAGCAGGTGGGCGTTATTGAAGAAAGACAACTTGTCGTAAGTCGTCCCCGTCTCGCCGTTGTTGATCAGACCGGCCAGCTTCTTCTGCGGCCAATAGGCCATATACGCGCCGATGTCCTGGGCCCACTTGCCCGCGAGATCGACGCCGCCACCGTCCAGGTCTTCGAGCTTGAATCGCTCCATCTTGAGACCCGCAGCCGCTGCCTGCATTTCATATTCGGCATACGTCTGGACGAGGTCTTCGAAGACCATCTCGCCGCCGGTCTTATTGATGTCCCGGATCATCGCCGTGGACAGAAGCCACGCGACGGTCTCATGACGAGACTGCGTCGGGCGCCGCATCATGTAGCGGTCCCACCACAGATTGCTGGCGAAACCCGCGTAAGTGCTCTCGACGATCGAGCGAAGATTCGTCTCGAAATCGACGAGGAAAGATTTAGTAAGCGCGCCCATTTCAGGTCACCTCGACAGCGACGCCAAGGACCGAATCCAGCGCCCAGGCCGTCCCAAGAGCCGAACGCGTGCTCGACGCATTCGAGATAGAGGCCGTCTGATCGTCGACGGCATAAACGGTTTTGCCGAGGTCCGTCGCGAGGACAGGATTCGTCCCGTCGTTGGCAAACCAGACGACTCGAATCTCTCTCTTCAGCTGGACAACGACGTCCATGTCAGAGCCCGACGCGTTGGCGACGGTCTCGTAGAACAGGCCGAGCATGAAAAGATCGGTCTGGCCCGCACCCGTCTCGGCCGGGATGCACTTACCCGCGGACTGGTCATAAGCCGCGATGCCGCCGCGATATGCGGTCTTGCCCGTCGGGAGCTTGAAACTCCGGCGAGTCCAGCGCTCTTCACGAACGCGGCGCGGCGCACTAAGCGCACTCATTCACTTATCCCCTTTCGCCGACTTCGCAGCGAGCATCCGACGCGCCTCGGCGGGCGTGAGCGTCGGGAAAATCTGGTGAACGCCTTCGTTCTTTACGGAGGCTTCGATCTTGCGAAGGCCCATCCGCTCATCCAACTTGCGTCGCTCCTCAGGAGGCAGCGCGCTCGCCGTGCCGTCGCCCTGACCAGCGCCGGGCGTACCCGTGACACCTTCAGTGGACGCGCTCGTTCGAGTGGCTTTCTGCGGAAGCGTCTCGCAAATCTCACGCACTAGCCCGAGCGGCTTGCCGGCGAGCTTCTTCGCGAGCTCCGGCGTCATATCGCGCGAAGCGATAAGCGCTTTTCGCTCGACGGATTCATCCTTCTTTTCGAGCTCCGCGATCCGAGCCATCGCCTTTTTCAGCGCGGCATCCTGATCGGCAATCATCGAGGCGAGAGCGGACGTTGCCTTCGTGGCTTTCGCGTCCTTCTTCTCGGGCTCGTCGCCTTCGCACTTCTTCATGTCGGACTTTTCGGGCTCGTCGCCTTCGGCTTTCTTCGAGTCCTTCTTCTCAGGCTCGTCGCCTTCGGCCTTCTTCGCGTCCTTCTTCTCGGACTCGTCGCCGTCGGGCTCCGCGGGCTTGTCTCCGTCCGAGGCCATCGCAGCGGCAATCGCCGCCCAGGCCTTAGCCTTCTTCTCATCGTCCGCGCCTTCGAACGCGGCCTTGATATCTTCCAACTTCATATTGGAATTTCCTTTGGCCTCGCGAGTCGCAAGAGCCGTTACCGACCACGTGGCCGGGTTATTCGTGAGCGCCAGATTCGTCAGCGAGAGAACCTCGCCCGTCTTTGCGTCAACGTCGTATGCGGGTGAGTGGTAACGCCACTCGGGCGGGTCCTTCGCGAGGCCTGCACTCACGGTGTCCGTCCATTCGACGTTCACCGCCCAGAGCTCGCCCCCTCGTACCTCTATATCGAACCACCCGACCGCGCGCTGATTTTCAAGCGGCGCGTCCTTATTCAGGCTCAGGTGATTGATATCAACGCTAAACCGATTACCTCGCCGCGCCTGCTGTTCCATCAGCAAAGCGGCGGAGCGTTCGGTGAAAAACGTTGGACCGTGATCGGTCGTATTGTCGCCCGCGCGCCAGATTCGAAATGACGTCGGCGGGCCATCCGGCTCCGCGCGCTCGACACCATCGAACGCGAGAGCCGCAAGCCGTCGGATATTCATTGAAGCGTGTTCTCTTCGGGTGCGGTCTCGGCGGGCTCGTCTTCGAGCTCCACTTCGATCTCGTCCGCGGTAGGGGCGGATTCGTCCACGCCCTCTTTATCGGGATTGCCGTCACCGTCGGTATCGCCAGCAACCGGGATTCCGTACTTCACGAGGAGTGCCCCGATATCGATCGCGCGCTTGTATGGCGAGAGACCTAGCGTGATTGAATTGAGCGCGTCGCCGAAAGACTTCAGCGAATCCGCCTCTTGCTTCACGTCCTTCGGCGGGGTGACGTCCCATTCAACCGTGGCGCCGCCAGCTTCGAGCTTTTCGAGACCGAACCGACGCACGACGTATTGAGGAATCCCCTGCGTATTGATCGTGTACGCGAGCGCGTCCGCAGTTTCCTGAATCAGGTCCGCACGAATGCTTTTATGGATATCGGCATTCGCGAAGCCGGTGCCACCCGTGGTCGTGACGACCTGGCCAGCGAGAGCGATCATGATCTCCTGATCACACGTCGTGATCTCTTGCTGAAAAACCTGATAGCCCTCGCCCTTGGATTCGATCAGGCGGACGTCCCAGCCCGGCGGGAGCTCGAACGTCGTATTGACGCCCCACGCGATCAGGTCCTTCAGGAAGCCGTCGCGCTGATCTTCCGTAGCACCGGATGGCGCCACCGCCGCTCGGGCGGGATTGGCGAGCTTCGCGCTGTAATTCGCGCGATGCATGAGCGCGTGCTGTTTGGCAATCCACGATTGCCCGAGCGCGCTCCACAGACCGTTCTGCCACGGGGCCATGCGGCCGCCGGGTACGTGCAGGATCCAACGACCGTCGCCCGGCGTGATCGGAATCAGCCCGGCGATCGAGTTGTAATACCAACGATTCTCGGTCCACCGATATCGAAGGAACGCGGGATCGTGGCGGATGAAGACTGGGAAGTCTCGCCCTGGCACGGGGACGAGCTCGCCGACGCCGATGCCGACGCAAATGCCATCCGCGGCGAGGAGCGCGAGCTCCGCCGACGGGAACATGTCATCGAACGTGCTTCGCGCCGTGGCGCCGTCGCGTTGTTCGAGCGCTTCCTTTACCTGGGCATCGCCCCTGAACCGCTTAGGCAGTCGGACGAGGCCGCTCGTGCGCGTCGAGAGGAGACCCGCAAGGGTGCCGTCGCGTCGGAACGAGCGATAGAGCGTCGCGGCCAGCGACAGATCTCCGAGGTCCGCATTGTGGATCGCGGTCTCGAGATCGCGCAGGTACCACCGCGTGATCGTGATCGGCAGCGGCGCGAGCTGGCCGCCGTACTGCTTTCGCAGGCGCTCGACCTGATTATCGGTGAGCTCGGGCCCGCCCGTCGCGAGCGCGGACGTCGGCTTCTCGTACGCGCTAATCCCGAGGAGCGCGCCGATTGTCTCTTTCCAACTCACGTGATGCGGACCTAGGAATAGGGATCGAACGCGGCGCCGCCCGCGTAGGGATCGAACGCTCCTCGGCGCTCGTCGCGACGTTGCGGCGGGGGTGCGGGGCGGTCGGCTTCTTCGGTTTGCGCGCGTGCGCCGGACGGCTCCCACACGGCCAACGCGAGCGCGTCGGCGCGGTCAGGGGACCGGCCTTCTAGAAGCTTTCGAATATCGTCTTTGGGAGTCGCCTTCAGCTTCCCTTGAAGCGATTGCGACCACTCGATCGTGTGGAGCTCGCGTTCGAGCTTGGCGTCTTGCGGGACGGTCCCGCCGGCCTTGAACCAGGCTTCGAGGTTTCCCCAAAGCTCGTCACGGCAAAGGTGGTAGAGGTCCGGCCGACGAAAGGCCTTCTCGCTGGCGCGGACGCCGAGGAGCCGAATCGGAGGCGCGGTGTCGTGCCCAAGCTCGAAGTGCGCTTTGATGCGCACGTACGCCTTGTATCCAATGGGGCCCTCGCGGTCGATCGCGACTACGGGGCAATTCGCCTCCGTCACCTCGCGGTCTCCGCGGTGCTCCTTCAAGAGTCCGAGGAGCTCTGTCAGGATGGCATCTTCGGTCAAGCCGGCGCGCGCGAAGAGCTGAAGGACCTTATTCCCTCGTCGAACGCAAAAGCCTGTTTCATCGCCGCTGCCGCCAGGACCCGCGGGGTCAATGCCGATATGGAGCCGGCCCTCGGGCTTGGTGTCGAACCATGCCTCTTCCGCGGCCTGAAGGCGTGCGAGCGAAAAGGGCTTATTCTCGTCCGCGAGGACGAATAGGCCTTTCACGCGGATCTTGTAAAACGCGGAGTCCTCACCCCACTCCTCGCGCATTTCCTCGACATAGGCGCGCGTGGCGAGGCCGGGGATAAGCCGGCGGCCGGTGACCGCGTTCGGGGTCTCTTCGGACGAGACCTGAAACGTGGTGTAGAAGTCGGCCTTATTGTTGAAGGCCTCGAAAAACGTCCCCGTCGTGCGCGTCGGGTTGCTAAACATGAGCACCGACGCGCCGCCGGCCATGTTCCCTTGGACGGCTTCATGGATGGCATCGGGGATGCCGCTCGCCTCGTCCAGAATGAAAAGGAGGTTTCGCCCCGAGACACCGGCGACGGCCTCGGGCTCTTTCGCGGTGAATCCTCGGCACGTGCGGAAGTCGTTCGAGACGAATCCCGATGACGCCAATTGGTGCATGTCGCCGGGGATGACGACGGCCGAGCGGTGGC